ACCTCCAGAGCCAATAGATGAGCAAGGAGACTACGATTATGAGCCATAACGAAAACAATTATAGTAGCAGAAAGGATAGAATAAGAGCGGATATGGAAGAGCTGAAATATATGTGGAAGCACCACTATCATCCAGATATTATGCATGCAATAACAGCTATGGGCGATTGGGCAATGTCTACTAGAGGAACTAGTTACCCTGATATGGACAAGCTTCGTGCTAGGTTCAATCATACTAACAGGGATGCAGATGTGGAAGATACTGCTTATCAAGAAGAAGCTGAATTACAAAGGGAGCAGCTATTACGAGATGGCTGCATGAACAGTAAAGATTATTAGGAGAAAGGCTATGATTCCAGGATTAACTATAGATGTAGTTGGGGTGTTATATGGGGACAGTACTAAACAGTATCAATTAAATATATTGTCTTGCAATCATGATAATTACCTCCAAAAAATATACCTTAAAGTAGAGTTCCCTAGTATAAACTTAGGCAATAAAGAAGCTAAACCTGAGAGGCCTCTACTAGATTGGATAGAGTGCGCAAAAGTTCTGCCTCCACTAGATACTCCTGTAGTAATAGTTTTAGCTGGAGAAGCTAGAATAGGGGAACTAAGAACAGAGCATCCTTCTTATGAGGAAACCTTCGAACCATATAACTATTGGGACGATCCTTATAATGATGGCCAAGATTGGGAATTTAATGCAGTAACTCATTGGAAACCCTTACCAAAACTACCAGTCCCTTAGGACTAATATGCACCCTGAACATTTCTTCCAAGCTTATTTCGATCTGGTTAACCTGGATCACCAGGAAGCGCCAGCTAATACGCATCGCTGGAGTGCTATATCTTTAATAGGCACACTATTAGGAAACCAGTTCTGGGTGCCATTCGGAACTGGACGCTTCCTACCTAATCAATACATACAGATAATAGGAGCGCCTGCAAGTAAGAAGTCTACAGCTATTAAACTAGCTAAGACAGTATTAAAAGCTTATGGCTATGACTCATTTGCTCCTGAAAAAACTAGCCTTGAGAAGTTCTTAATAGATCTTCATGAAGCTACCTGGGGCAGTGATAGTGATGAGCTTGATGGGGATATGGATAATATCCTTGAAGAGAATATATTCGGTAAGACAGGAATGAAAGAGCGAGCTGCAAGTATGCCGCCAGCAGAATGTTATATTGCTAGTGACGAATTTGTAGACTTTATTGGCAGGAATAATATAGACTTCATATCACTGCTAGGATCATTCTGGGACTATCGTGGAGTATTCGATAGGAAGCTTAAACACTCTAAAGCGGTATATATTAATGAACCGACTATTAATATCATTGCTGGTAACACTCCTACTGGCTTCAATGCAGCTTTCCCTCCTGAAATGCAAGGTCAGGGATTCTTTAGCCGCTTACTACTAATCCACACTGAAGCATCTGATAGGGAGATAAGTAGACCAGCAGCTATGAGTGACACTGCTCTAGCAACTGTGTTAGAATACATGAATAGAATTAAGACTACCTGTGTAGGAGAAGTTATTATTAGTGAAGAGACTTGGGAATTCTTAGATGGTATCTATAAACACTATAGAAGAAATCCTCTTAAAGATCCTAGGTTTGCAGCTTATAATGGCAGACGTTATACACACCTATTAAAACTAGCTCTTGTCTGTGCAGCTATGAGAATAAGCACAGAGATAAAGATAGAAGATATTATACTGGCTAATACAATCTTAGTCTTTGCTGAATATGAAATGCCTAAAGCTATGGGCGAATTCGGTAGAGGCCGTAATAGTGCAGTAACACAAAAAGTATTAGAGATAATCTATACAGCAAAGACTCCCATTAGAATAACTGATCTATTAAAACATTGTGGTAATGATATCGATCATACTCAATCACTTCAGCAAGTAATTAACTTACTTATAACCTCTGAGAAGATTGATGTAGTAGAAGGAATATTCTTACCCCGTAAGCAAATCATAGCAATGTCAGATACTGAGTATGTTAAGCCCAGTCTGTTATTGCCAGAAGAAGTAAGACTTAAATAGCCCTGCTTATTGTAGGGCTTTCTTGTTTGCGCATAGCGCACTAATCGGAGAACTATAATGCTTGTATCGAGAGAGAACTTACCTGTAGTAGTACCCGGTACTACGCAGCCACAGGGTATAGGACTGTGTCAAAGTCCTATTGGAGATTTATATTGGGATAACGGTAATAGCATAGCTAGGGTTACTGACACTAGACCGCCTAGTCGCCCATTAGCTGCCCCATTAAAAGCAGTATTTATAGGGCCGTCTATTGCTGATTATGGTAAATGGTCAGCTAGCCCTGCACGATATTCACTATTATCAGAGTGGGCATGGGCGCAACAATTCCTAGGCCCCATGGTTATGCAGAAAAATATTGGCGGAGCTATTGCCAGTAAGTCTGATAACATGGGCAACTATGGCCGGTCTGGAAAGCGTTGTGACGAGATAACAGCAGACTTAATAGCTAACTGGTATCCTACACAGATTCAAGCTGCTAGCTATGTACCTGATGTAATTGTGCTAACTGGTGTCATTGTTAATGACGTATGGAGTACGCCAGCTAGTAATGCAGTTATTAAAGCCAGACTGGATGATCTAATTCGAACCTTAAGAATATGGTTTCCAGCTGTTAAGATAGTAATTACTACTCCTCATCCTAGAAGAGATAGTGGCCCAATGGCTTCAGCTGCTTATGCTAAAGCTTATGCCTATGCAAGAAGTTATATTAATAGCCTAGATGACGGGGCTACTATTAAAGCTGTAGACTTAGGCTGTGCTAGCTATATGAATGCTGATGGAATGACTCCATTTCCCCAGTACTTTTATGGCGCTACGCAAGGTAACTTGTCTAACATGACAGATGACCCCGGCGTACACCCCAATGTGACAGCTTGCTCTATTAATGGTCGCTTAATTGCTGAGGCTATTAAAAGCATGATGGGCTTTGCTGTTCCTGGCGGCTTCATTACTAAGTCTAAGAATCTACTACTAACAGGCTCTGTGGCATTAACAGGAACAGGTAATAGCGGAACTGTACCAACATCCTTAACACAAGTCACTGGATTAGGTACTGGCTCTTCTTGCGTAGGAGTAGCAGCTAATCCTGGCCCTTACAGAGTAACCCTAAAAGCTGGCAGAGAAACTCCAACAGGCATTGCAGAAGTGCAGAATGGAGCATTCACTCTAAGATTCCAGCAATCTACTACTAATATGCCACCTGCTAATACACAGGTAGGAACATTTCATAAGGTGACTATTGTGTCTGGAGCTGAAAACTTAGCCCAAATTAGTGGGCAGATTACTGTAGCTGGAGGCACTACTCCAATAGGTACTATCACTAACTTCAATGCTTCACAATATGAACGTCCAGGCGTATATGTTAATGGGGATGTTTTGTGGCTAGTAACCCCATTAGGCCTAGTAAATGTTGGCACACCTACTGCGCCTACTGACGTATACCATGACATATTTGTTCGGTTATGGAAACCTAATGCTGAATTAGTGTTAGAAATTTCTCAACAATCTTGGGCGGAATGGGCTTAAAATCATGACTAACTATAATGGTATTGATAGAAGGAAGCCTTTGCCATTTGAGCACTGCCCTAAATTTGATAAGCATGAACTATCAGAAGAGCAGATAGTAGAGATTGCTAAGAAAGCTGTAGAATTAGCAGCAACAGAATTCTATCAGCAAGTAGGCAAGACTATTACTCAGAAGTTCTTTATGCTAGTGGGTATTATCACTATAGGAGCATTGGGATGGCTAGGGCTTCATGGAGGGCTTAAATGATTCTTAATCTATTGGAGATATTTATGAGCTTAAAGAGACAGTAGCTATATGCTATAGTAGCCGTTTTTCAGATACCGTCTGCCAGTACGGGGCAATACTGGCACCCATTATTCCGGAAGGACTATGAGCACTAAGTTATTAATAGCTAAAATAGCTAAGTATTATGGGAAGTCTCCAGCTGAAGTATTCATTCTTATGAAGCTAGAGTTCGGAGATAGGCAAGATAAATGGCCGTCAGATTTTGACGAGATAATAGCACAACTGGGGGAAGCCCCTAATATTGGAGAACTATGATATGATGTTTTTTAAATGGCTAGTATTTCTTATTCCGTATTGCATAATCTGGCTAGCGAAATTCCCTCTAGTCCCCTTAGCAGTCTTGTGCTTCACTAATAATGAGGGTAAGAAACTAGTGGGATTACTGGCCTGGCTAGACACTATTGATAATGATCTTGGTGGGGATAGCGGCTGGAGACAGAAAATTAGTGGAGACCCTTATAGCTACTGGAATAAATGCCGTTGGCTATGGAGGAATGGCGGTAACTGGTTCAATTTCAATATTATTGGAACTAATTATCTTCCACTATATGCAGAACGGAACTGGGATAGACAAGATAAAGATTGGCTATTTATTCGTGATGATGGCTACTGGATGATTCGCTCTTATATAAAGGTTCCGCTATTAAAGACTTATTGGAATCCCTATATTGGTTGGAGCCTGTTCGGTAATGTTAATGGGCGCTGTAAATTCACTTTTACAGTATTACGATTTAAGAGGACTAAGCCGCTATGATAACAGTAACAGCAGAGAAATTAAAAGGTGATCAGCAAATCATATTACGCTTCTATGCTGATGGAGTTGAACCAGTTAACCCTAATAAGTTCGAGCATTCATTAACACTAGATTGTTTCGGGCATATAGCGGAAGCTAAGGGAGCAGTAGAATTCCCAGATGCATTTCAAAAGATTAGTCTTGGAAGTGAAAAATTAAAGTCATATGGTATTAAGCTAATTAATTACCAACATAATGGCCGTTGGAAAGTAATAGAAGTAGCATAACCCACAAGCGCATAGCGCAGGAGAAATAACCATGGCATTCGACCCTCTAACAGCTGGCTTTGATCTTATTAAGACAGGGCTAGATAAATTCTTTCCGGATGCAGATGCGGAATTGAAAGGTAAATTAGACGCTGCAGCAGCAAGCTTATCAGCAGACCTACAACAGCAATTAGCACAGCTTGAAATTAATAAGGTGGAAGCTGCTCACTCTAGTATTTTCATAGCAGGCTGGAGACCATTCATAGGCTGGGTAGGAGGATTAGGACTCTCTTATCAAGTATTACTCATGCCTATCGGAAATGGTATTGCAGCAGCTTTCGGGCTTCCACTAATATTCACAGGCATTGACATAGCCCTATTACAGACGACCCTAGGAACCATGTTAGGTCTAGGAGTTGCTAGAAGTTGGGATAAGAAGAACGGTGCAGAAACTAAACAGATAGGAAAAAGGAAAGGAAAATGAATAGCGATAATATTAATTGGGATCAAGTAATGTCCCTAGATGGAACTACTACTGCGGATGGAGCTACTATACAACTCATGCCAAGAGCAGTAATAGAACTGCAAATAGAAGTTCTTAGTAATCACCCAGAGCTTGCAGCGGAATTAGGTGTTCTCATGAAAGAAGAGAATGGGGATCCTAATGTGTGGTATGGAGCTATTGCAGCTTACTGCGGAATTGTTCTTGATGGAAGCTATAATCAGGAATACTTATGTGAGCAGCTTTCCAGAAGCCTTATTAATAAGCGGGAAGGAATTGTAGTAGCGCCTAATTCCAGAGTAGTTCCTATCCATAAGGACTTATTACAATGAACTGGTTCAGTGACGTATTAGATTATATAAAAGATTACCGCCCTTTAATAATAGTATTTACGCCACAAGATTATCAAATGATTAGCCAGGAACTAGATTATGGCAGGACAGTAGTGCATACCAGGGACGGTGAATATGTTCACGGAGTTATTATTAAGATCAGTGAGCAGACCCGTTATACTCATGGCCTTCGTTATGATATTCGGGGTGAAGCATTAATAGATATAATTATCTAGATCGCTAGATCGCTAGACAAAAAGAAGCCCTAGTCAGTAATTGCTACTGCTAGGGCTTCTTTCATATCCGCTATTCTGGCTCTACAAGTTTACTAAAATCATTAGCTTTCCTGCCTCCCATTAACATCTGCATCTTAATAGATTCTGGACTATTAAGCTTCTCTGACAGCCGGGTACTAACACTAACATTAGCATCCTTATAAGCATTAGCCATGAACTTATTAAACCCTTCCTGCTTCCCTCCAAGCTTAACATACTCCTTTTGAAACTTATGCAGTTGCTCATCACTAGGAGCCTCATTAGCTAGCACACTGGACTTAATAACTTCCCCAAGTCTCTGAATACTATCATGCTCTTTAGCCTTATAAGCTACCTGCCTGAATGATTCATCAATAGCCTTAGCATCATCAAGAGGTTTAGCGCCAGTAAGCCTAGCAAGGTTCATGACACTGATAAGATCATTAGCGCTCACAAGACTACCACTATTAAAGGTGCTAAAGCTTTTCCACTCCGGATTAGTGAAAGCTTCCATTACTTGTGCTAGGCCACTAAGAGGCCTTGATAGACCATTATGTTCTAGCCCTTGTAATAATGTAGTAGCCTTCCCGCTTCCTTGAGTAGTCAGCTTATCCATAGTATCATAGACATTCCCAAAGAACTTAGCACTAGCTGTGGCTATTGGATAGTCAGCAGGATTAAGAGGAATGATGCTGATATTTCTAGGATTAACATCCCCACGAACATACATGTTAAGTTTTAAGTCCGGATGTATTAAGCCTAGGGAATTAGATAGCGCACCATACATTACCCAGTCAGCCTTATTCTTATCCATAGCATTGTACATAACACTGAATACATCCTTGTGGTCACTATTACCTGCAGCCATTCCTACTAAATTAGTGTTAATCTGTTGGAAACCTGGAAGGGATGCCATGCCATAAATAGTACCTTGAAGTCCTAACATTAAGGCAGCAGATTTCTGGCCTCCAGTAGCAACATGTCTCAGTGATTGCTGAATAAGGTTAGTCATATAAGTTTGGAATAATCCCACACTCTGACCTACTGGCCCATTAAACATCATAGGCCGCTGACTAGCAAGATAATTACCATTAGCCCTATTAACAAAGGTCTGGATATAACTTTCTGCTAGATTCTCTGACATGTGTCCATGCTTAACAGCTACATCCGTAAGCTGCTTCATAACAAGAGCGCTAGTCAGTCTAGTCATTTCCTCAGCATAACTATTACCAGTTTTCTCCTCAGCCCACTTACCTAGCCGCATAGCCTTATCATAAGCTAAAGTAATCTTACCTTCCAGATCAAGATTGTATTCCTTACCAGTGAGAGCTAGTGTATCCACCATATCAGAAACTTCCTGACTATGACGCACACTAAGCCCTCTATCCATAGCCCATTTTCTCATAGCAGGATCTTGAGCCATCTTCACTGCATTATGCATAAGCTTAGCACTGCTAAGAAGGGTGTGCTGTGTATCTGGAATAACAATATGAGCCACATTAATAAGCTCTCCAACAGCTTCTTTATTACCTGCCTTAATAGCTTCCAGAACACTATGAGTCTCAGGAGCCATAAGCACTAGAGAGCCTACCATGTTATTAACAGCATTAAGCACATCAGGCTTCAGAATAATGCTAGCTAGGATAGCATTACCTCTACGAGTGAATGTAGATAATGCGCCTCTAGGAATCTGATGATTAGCAAGGGCCATATTCTGTACATCATAAGAGATAGTCTTAATGCCAGCAGCCTGCACCATATCATTAATCTTATCCAGATCAGCTGGGCTAGTACTAGCACTGAAGGCCTTATTAATTCCATTCCACACTTCACTAATTTTCCTATCCAAGAAGTCCTGTGTAGCTCTTAACGGGATAGCCTCTCCATTAGGAATATCCAGAGCAGTTCGGATATAGCTCATATAGGCGCTATCAGAATTCATAGCATCTTTAGCAGTAGCCTTCTCCCCTTTACCCCATTGGAACTTAGCATTAGCTATATTAATATCCCTATCAGCAAGAGAGCGCAGTTCATGAAATTCTGGTGCGTATTTAAGTGCCACAGCTTCTCTCAGTAATAAGTGCTCTTGCTTAATATGCCAGTCTTTCAGATTATCCACTACTAACTTAGCATCCATCTGTGGGATATAAGGGGCAGCTGAACCAGAGCGATATAATGCTGCATCGAAATAGTTCTCGCTCATAGTCTCTGCTCTTTTATACTCCCCAACAGCTTTATGCCAGCGATCCATTTCTGGGCCAGTAAGAGCATTAGGCTTCTTAATAACGCCTGCACGGAACTCTTCCGGTACTAAGGCAATAAGCTCTTCCAGTTTCTGTGGAGTAGCTGCATATATCATCTTAGCTTGCCCTGTCCCAGTAATAGCAGAATCAGTGACTAGAGCAAAATAAGGATATTGATTAAGATCAGGATTAGGGAAATATACAGTACCTTTTTCATATAAATGACCTGGGCTATTAAGTGCTCGGATATTATTAAATTTCGGAATCCTCTCATCATTAAGTCTGACATGCTCCACTAGAGTATCATATGCAGCCTTATTAGTAATAGGAATCACGTCTGGGCTATTAGGATCAATTCTCTTAACATCCTTAGGAGTCTTACCTGCTGCTATTTCCTCTCTGAATCTAGCTACATCCCTATGAATAAGCCCTTGGCTCTGGGTATCCAATATATAGCGATCAGGCATAGATTGAATCTTGTTCTGAATGATAGCGAATTCAGTAGCGGAAGGAGTATCCCCTAAAAGTTTATAGCTAATAGGATCCCATGTAGAGATTACCCTATTAGATGCATCAGTCTTCATCTTATTAACTACATGACCTATCCTTTCGAACATAGCCCCTGTACTTCCATAAGCACTATTAGCAGCTGAGATAGTTCCCCCACCTACTTTAGCCTTAGTGATCTCCCTAATAGCGCCTTCTGGAATATCGAATAATTGCTCATGATAGTCTCCAGTAATGCTAGCAGCTGCCCTGTCTGCATCCTGTCTATATAGAACTTGACGCTCTTTCATATAAGTCATGATAGGCAGAGCATTAGCCATTTGCTCATCCAGTTTTCCAGTATTATATACTGCCTTAATAGTCTGTGGACGCAGAAGGATACTGCTAGGAGCTTCCGCAAGCTTAGCGCTAACTGGCTCCACTTTCTTAGCATAGCTAGCTGCATAATCTTGCATAGCATGTAGATCGCTAAACAGATTCTGCTCATTAACAACTGTGCGTTCCAGATAAGGAGTCTTAATATTCAAGGCGCTAGCAATAGCTTCTGTGCTAGAAAGCTGCCCACCCTGAGCAGTAACAGCCTTAACAAGCATCTCATCCTGAGCTAGTTTAACACTAGCCTTTAATTGTAAGAGAGCGTCTTCAGCACTAGTAAGCGTGCTAATACTTCCATCTGCATGTTGCACCCTAATACTGGATACACCTGTTTCCGCATTACCAAGATCAGCATAAGCCTTTCTTAATAGCGCAGGATCAAATTCTCCTATTAGATGCCCATCAGGAAGTGGCCCACTATGAATAGCCCACAAGTCTCTAGCATTAGCCTCAGCCACAGTATTAATAGAGCGAATATCATGAATCTTATTCAGTTCCGCTTTATACACATTAGTGCCAACACGCACATCATTAGCAGTTACCTTAATAGATTGCCCACTTTTCAGTGTGTCCCAGATACTAGTAAACTTAGGCGGCTCAGCTAATACCTTACTACCAACTTCTGCGCCTTCCCCCCATAGCTTAACATATTTAATGCTATGAGTATCTAATAAGGCTTGCTGCTCAGGAGTAATAGGAAGCGCTTTCTTAAGAGAAGTTTGCGCCTGCATCAGCTCTTTCTCTATTGAAGTAAGCTCCCCTAGCCTGCTAAAATCTTTAAGGCCTAATGTGAGAGTAGAAGCTTGTAGAGTATTAGTAGACAGAGACACTTCTTCATGGAACATATTAGCTATCTGCGCATCCCTATCCCCATTAATCTTTTGGAATATCTGGCGCACATTATCTTGTAGCTTACTAATAGTGCCAACCTGTTTTTTAGCACTAAGCTCCTCATAGCCAGGCGCAGGAGTGCTATCCAGATTGAACTGGCTATCATATTTATGAATGATCTGCTCATCTAGTGGAGTTCCTGCTTGTATGCCACTTTCAAATTCATGCCCTCTAAGAGCCTTATCACGAATCCCTAAGAATGATTTCACTTTGAAGCCAGTGCTAGCAGCTTCGAATACTCCACCTACTGCACCCCCAAGCATACCAGCATGTAGGACATTAATAGCAATATCACTGAAGTCCTGATTAGCTAATAGAGGCGATTGGTTCATTGCTACTTGTGCACCAATTTCAAATGCCATAGCTTGAATAGCCTGCTCCCCTGCTCCAGCTGCAATACTGCCAATAAGATTAGCATTCATGAAGCTAAACATCTCTCCACTAGTAGCCATCTCAGCAGTAGCTGCTTGCAAAAGTCTAGCTTGTGTGCCACCTAATAGGCCAGTAGCGGCTTCCATATTATAGCCCACCTTACCAGCAGAGAATGCTTGTAGCATGGAACCGGAGCGGTTATACATCTTAGCGCCTTCTACTGCTCCCTTATAAGCTTTAATGCCAGCCATGCCAGGAACAATACTACCAACTACAAAACCAGCAGCATCCACAGCATCTTCATGTTGTGCATAATACTGATTAAGATCGTCATCCAGATTAGCCATAATATCATGAGGATCAAGCGGCCTAGAATCTACCCAATCTCCAGGCACGAAACTAGTAAGCTCTACTGCACTATTAACTGCTTGGCTCACTCCACTAATAGCAGTAGCTGCAGTAAAGCGCCAATCATAGCCTGTCACAGCACCAATAACACCCCCAGCAATAGCGCCAGGAATAGCGCCTACTCCTCCTATAGCAGCACCTGCAGCAGCTCCAGCCTTAACACCTAGCCAGGCGCCTGCTACTGCTCCACCACTACGAGCTATCTGTTCCATCCAGGAAGTCTGATCTTCTACTGGGCTAATATCCCCATTAGCTATATCATGATTACCAGCAGCCAGAATATAACCGCTAGCAAAATCGCTATTAGTATACGCATGGCTCTCAGTTATACCTTGCAACTTGCCTTGTAGCTTTGTGTAATCTGGAGTGCCTTCATTGTTATCCATAGCGTTCATATTACTTACCTCCGCCTAGCATAGCTTCAATAGAGGACTTCACACTACCTCTCATAGCGCTTATTCCAGTAGTATCAGCTAGCTTATCTATCAGGCCTCTATTAGCCATATAAGATTGTAATTGAATGAAATTACTAAGTTGTGCAGGATCTGCTAAATCAAATGCTTGCTGCGCACCAGTAGGTAGTTGGCTATAAATATTATAGCTAGCTTGATTCTGGAAGCCATGCCCAGCATAATTATATTGGATATTATTAAAATTAATAATCTCTCCGATATATGTATGCAGTAATGGAAGCACATCTCCCTTAGGAATAATACCTTTAGCAGCTGCATCTATAGCAAGCTTAGTAACAGTCTCAGCACTAAAGTCTGTAGCACCATTAGCAACTTGCTCTGTTAGCACTTCCTTATAGAATTTGCTCTGGGTAAACTGGCCAAAGCTAGCTACTTCAGCAGGGCGAGGTGGCGCATATAAGTTATCAGCACCGCTCTCCACATTCCTAGTCATCAGTCCAGCATTGTAGCCAATGTATTTATTAAAGGCTGCATGATTCTCTTCTGGCTTCTTCTTAAGATCCACCACTGCTTCCATCTTCTTAGTAGTACTAGTACTGCCACCTTCTCCAGTGCTAATAGTCTGAGTAGTTTCCGCTTGTGGGATACGCTGACCAAATAAGCTCTTAGCCTTCTCACTGGTAGAGGTATTCTTAGAGATAGTTTCAGTAGTACTGGACACTACTGGGCGAACTGTACTAGCTTCCATCCATTGCTGATCCAGATAAGTTCTAAGCTTTTGCTCTTTATCAGTACCAGCTTGAGCGCCTAGGGTGTTAATAGTAAGAAGTGCCTGAGAAGGCTGTTCTCCGAATACAGGCTTAATATCCTTATAGCCAAGAGCTTTCTGTGCAGCCACACTACTGCTAATATCCACTAGGGCATTAATCTTATTCTTCACTAAGGGATTCTTCTCATTAAGCTTAATCCAATCCAGCTTAGCTTGAGGGGTATCACCTGGAATAGTGAAGTTCAGTTTTAATCTAGCTGCTGTGCTATCTAATTCAGCTGCCATTAATTCTTGTGCAGCTTCCTGTTGAGCTATTAAGTCCTGTTCATGTTTGAATTTCTCTTCCGCACGAAGCTCTCTTCCTAGCCTTATTTGTGCATCCTGTTTCTGAATACCCAATAATTCATTCTGTCTTTGCTGAGTAACCAAGCTATTAGCAAATTGTGCCTTAGCTAGCTTAAGATGTTCATCCTGCATCATCATAGAGTGTTGCTGACTAATAAGCCCCATTAATTCCTTATTACCTTCCATCTGAACTTTAGTAGCTTCAGCTTGGAAAGACAGAGCTTTGTCCTGTATAGTATTAGCAGTAATGGCAGCCTGTGCACTAATAGCCTTAAGCTTATCAGCCATCATAGCGCTAGACACCGTATGATTAATCTTTTCCTGGGCTGCTGCTCCAGTAGTAATACTTTGATTAATAAGCTGCATTTGCTTACTAGCTTCATCCGCCACAGCTGCATTAGAATTAGCTTCCCTTTCCAGGCTATCAGCTTCTAATTGATTAGGAATATAGGATAAGGGATTATCAAAGAAGGATACACTATCAAGAGCTGCTACTTGTTTCTTCTGCTCAACAGCTTTAAGGGCATACTCTCTAGCAGTAGCCCCAAGAGTTCCCATGATATAAGTGTCAGGCCTATCAGCATTAGCTCCTATTTGTGTACTGAATGCTTGCACTACTTGACTAGTTTTCTGCTCATCCTTAAGAGCCTGCTCTTGTGTAGTAGCTTCACCTTGTGCCACATCCATAGCAGCAGCTGCACTCTTCTGTGCTAGTCCACTGCGCTCTGCTGCTATTCTAGCTAAGTCTTGTGTACCTAGCTGGGAATTAGCAAATATTTCTGCTATATTAAAGCCTGCCATATTAATCCCCTTTTATATAAAGTGCAGCACATTTAGCGAAAGCTACTACTGGCCAGCGAAGCACACTGATTAATACTGTAGCTTTCCAGGAAAGCTGGCGCATATAGGCTACTAGTGGAACAGCCCAAGAGTGATACCATTTAATAAGCTTAGGTCTGGATACTTTTAAACGCTCACCAAGTCTGCTATCTGCTGCATAGGTAGCATCGCTAATATAGCCTAGCTCATGCATAAGAGTGCACAGCACACTACCATAAGTAGTAGCTTCTCCACCGCCACTGGAGCCGCTAGATCCACTAGAACCGCCTCCGAATAATCCACCTATGAAGCTTCCCACAGTATCAAGAAGAGTACTAGAAGCTACACTACTAAGCGCTCCAACAACATCTTTTCCGCCTCCAGTATTCTGGCCTCCTGTTACTGGATCATATGTGGCATTCTTAGCTGCTCCAGCAATATCAGTAGCAAAAGTCTTAGTAAATCCACCAATATCTAGCATGCTTCCAAGATCAAAAGGCTTAGTTACTGGAGTGAAGTCTGGAGTATTAGATTGGCCGCCACTTCCGAATAAGGCACTCACATCCCCAATAATACCATTCTTGCCTTTCAGCAAGCTATTACCAAGCATCATTCCGCCAAGACCTAGAGCGGCCATAACAGGATCAATGACTGGAGCAGTCTTGCTAGTTTCATTAGCTGTAATAGTGGAACTCATCTGCCCAAGGGAAGTAGCAGCTTGTGTCTGATTTTGTGCAGCAGTATTAGCCTGATCCAGTTCCAGCTTAGCAGCAGCTGCAGCAGTTTGGCCTTCCAATTGGCTCATAGCTTGTGCAGTCTGGGAAGAGTTATAAATACCACTACCACGTTCAGCTCCTGCTATTTGTGGAACACCTTGTTGCAGCATTAAGTTAATAGCATTCTTCTGTGCAGCACTAGTCATGCTGCTTGCTTTACTAGGATTAAGTGCATCAGTAGTGAGCAGGTTTGTGAGTGCTGCTAGTGCTGAACTGTTTCCTTGAGTGCTCTTAGTTGCACTGCCAGTAGTCTTGCCACTGCCAAGGAATAAAGGGGTTAATTGGGTTAATGCGTCTAATATACCAGGTACACGGGGTTCAGCCATTAGTTTATCTCCAAAAAGAATTAAGAATATTAAGAAATTGCACCATAACGGGTGCCAGTTACTAACCAAGTTATAAAAGCATTACCATTAACAGCAGCTCCAGCAGCCCCTCCTGCTCCACCAATGCCACCCCCTCCTAATGTAGCAGCGCTAACCCCAGCAGCTCCATAGAAGCCTCCATTACCTGAGAAATATCCACCGCCTATATCATAACCTCTACCTTGCACTATCAGTGTGGAATCTTCCCCTTTATAGGCTGTAGAACTATTAAGTGTTCCAGGATTAGCAACGCCTCCAACGCCTCCACCAATACCAGCACCGCCACCAGGAGATCCAGTAATAATACCATAGCCACCTCCACCTCCCCCACCACCGCCTCCAATAGTTCCATTATTAGTGATAGTCATAGCAATAGAAGCTTTTAATGCTAGTCCTCCATTTCCTCCTGCCCCACCAGTAGATCCAGAAGGGGTTCCAGTTCCAATACCGCCATTACCTCCTCTGCCAAGAATAGCTCCCCTATTAGTGAGTGTAACAGAGCTTCCAGCAGGAAGAGTTCCAGTATCGAATGCAGGAGTGGCTGTACTAGCAGAAAACACTTTAGCTGTACTCTCAATAACAACAGTGGGGTGCACAACACTAATACCATTCCATCCCTGTGATAAGAGAATGTTTCTGATATTAACATTAGCAGTATCTACAGCTATAAGGATAACACTAAAACCTGCTCCAGAAGGGGCTATTATGGAATGAAGAATGCCGGCCATTAGGCTACACCTGCGCCAAGAATTACCCAGGAATCCGTTCCTATTCGTCTGATAGATGCCACTCCCCAATTAGCAAGAGTCCTAGTTCCTACAGTAGTAGTACCCGCAAGAACTAATGTGACTCCGCTTTCAGGGATAATAGATATGCTAGCATTAGATGTGTTCACTACACTTATAGTAGTGCCTAGTGGGAATACATACCCAGTAGTAGACTCCTTTGGAATAGTGATATTAGCAGTAGTATCTATGCTCTGCCCCCTGTCAAGATAAGTAAGTGTATAAGGTACATTCTTATAATTAGGCGGGATATCAAGGAACTTATCCACGGAATTCTGTACCTGACGAAGAGCAGTATATACTATAAGTAGTTCCCTGAACATCTCCGCTGGGCTAGCATCTTTTATATCTGGCACCATTGGAAGGCGCATATCAATAGTATTACTAGGGGTTACTTGATTAGCCATAATACTTACCTATTACCTATTCCCGTGTTTACTGAATACTAGCACTGCTGCTACTAAGTGAAAAGCTCCCTTAATAAGAATGCTATGATTGCTTCCAGTAGTGATGCAATCATACTTGCGTATTCTAGGGCTAATAGTCTCCCGTGGAATAATAGTTCTTCCAACTGTCTTACCATCATAAGAAGTCTGTACTTGAACTGTGAAATTATAATCATAGTCATCAATAGCCTCAACAGTAAAGCCTTGCAGTGTCACCCAATTAGCGCGAAGAATCTGATACTTTCCTAATAGCAGCACTGCATCCGCAGCGAAGGAATCATATTCAGTATTAATACGAAGAATAGATCCATCTGCTTGTAGGAAACATGCACTATGCTTAGCATCAGGAGCTATAGCCCCGCCTCCAGTAGGAAAAAGATTAGCCCAGGAAGTAGTCTTGTAATCATTCCAAGGATGTAGTGCTAGTTGCTCCCATGTAAGGGCTTGGAAAGTAGCAAGTTTGAAGCTAAGATCAAATGCTTGAACATGAGGCTTCTTAAGCTTACCCCAACGCTTAAGTGCACTATCATATATAAGAGCATGAGTGAGGGAACTGACGCCATAAGATACTATTAAGAATCTACTGGCCAGATAAGCTACCCGAACCATGAATGGGCTGCTAAGATTCTGGTTACTGAATGTATCAGTAATAGTATCGAAATCCTCAAATACCCTGCCACCGAGAAAGTCTGTCACCTCTGGGAATACGGGTATACAGCCCCCAAGAGTAACCTTTAATAACCCTGCTGTAGTCCATGCATAGTTGCTAAGATCGTCTCCTGTCAGTGAGAGATAATCCACACTTTCCAGGCCGGCCCCATTAGGAGCTTCTTTAAATATCCAAGGATATTGCACATTACCGGAGAAGGTAGCTACTACTGTATTACCTTGACAGTATACTGCAAACCCGATGCCTACTGCGGCAATAGCTACTAATGTTCCAATAGCAGTGGTAGGAACACCATTCCCAGCCCCAGTAATTTGAGACACACGAAAATCCAGCACACTAAGGGAGCTAGACCAATATAATGTAGTGCCATCATGAGCTAATAGGTAGTTATTACTAGTGGCAATACCTATGATATCTGCATTAGTCAGCGGGCTATCCCATTGAAGTGCAGCAGGAGTCAGTGTGCGAAGGGCTAGGTTAATAGTAAATATTCCCCAACCAGCATAGCATATAAATGATGTACCGGTTGCACTAGCTACTGTCACATCCCCTACTGGCTGTCCTGTTGGCGTGATATCATACCAAGCAGTCTGAGTATTAGTCATGATATAGGTCTTGCCCGCAGTAGTGACGCCTATATGCCCCCTATTACCATCAAAATCTTTAATAGGAAATATGCGCTTAAAGTCTAAGCTAACTGTTGGGCTGTTAAGAGGATCATAATCCACGCTCTTATAGCCTTGCAAGGAAGGTACTACGTTATGCAAGTAATATGCTTCTGGTATACCCTTGTCCTTTTCCCCTCCAGTAAGACTGGGGACTTGCATATAATGTTGATCAAGCTGCGGAGATATTACCGTGCGGCCTTGAAACTCTGACAGCAAAGGAAAATCTGTATCTCCAAGATTAGCACGATAATATATTTGAGCCATGTTAGTTCCCAGTAGCTATTATAGTTCTGCATCAAGAGTAGCATTGAATACAGCATGACCCTTACCTGCAGCAGTTACTGCCGTATAGACTCCAAGTTTCTCTGCATCAGTATTCCAATTATATAAGCCTGAAGCGTTTGAATAGGTGACTGAACTGAATACCGGAGCAATTGTTGTGCGAAGTTCCACTGGAAATAACATAGTCTCATACTGAGGAGCACCTGCAGAACCGTAGCCTTGCACTATTAAGGCACTAATAGTTTGATAGTATCTCTTACACTTATCCAACTGCTCTGTATAAGATACTACGTCAAAGGGAGAGGCATAAGAGCCTTTCTCTAGCTGCACTGCACCGAATGTAACACTATCCTCAGCCCCGGCTGTGCCTACTGGTGTCCAAGTGAAGGACAGCCCTAACTCTGTACAAGCAGTGGGCACATTTCCTGTCATAGAGAATCTTGTGGCTGTAGTAGTGAGAGTGAAATCATTAGTAACTACCGCTGTACTACCAGTAAAATTATAAACTTTCTGATCTGTACCAGTACCGCTATATAGCGTACAAGTAAGCGTCCCGCCTGCAGCTGAAAAATTAGCCCCAGCCTTAGCATAGAAAGATAGCGTCACTTCGCTGCCAGCTAATGGAATACTATCTTGAGTTTCTAATGTATAGTGTTGGCGCATTATAGCAGCTGAAGTATCTGATGCAGCTCTTTGATGCTTCATAGCATATCTAGCTGGCATCTCTCCACTAGCAGTGAATACTCTACTAACACTCTGCCCTGTTACTCCTCCAACCCTATTGCCAAGCCAGCGATCTGCTAGGTATGTACTATTTTGATTAGTAGCGGAAGTCCCTCTTTGCCATACTGCCATATCCCCATTAATAAGCAAGTTTCTATTATGGAATGCATTAGCATTAATTGGGCCACCTAGCCCCGCTAGCTGTGCAGCAAGGTAAGTTTTAAGTGTTCGGAGTTCTGCTGCACCTATATAAGCATAGTCTGTATCGGCTGGTTGAGCTGCATTAGTAGCATCTGGTGTATATACTGAAGGCATTATCCTAGTACTCCTATTTCTGATTTAATAATATCAAGTCTGTTATCGCCCATCTTCTGTCTATATAACTGAGATTCGTCAGTCTTACCTATAAGCTTAAAGATGTCTGCAGTTGCAGCCTCATATATAACATATGGATACATATCTGCTATCCAGGATGCATAGCTAGCAGGTATAGTGATAGGCAAGGAATAATACACTACACCTATTTGATCCACTTGCCTATAAGCTGTAAGGATAATGTTAGTACCTTCCCTAAGGTAATAGTTATAGCGTTCAAGCCCATAGTTATCAAAGATATTATCAGCTGCCTGCTCAGTGAAATCCACTTCCCCCCAATATCCTTGAAAGGTATAGAATACATTAGGAGTGGTAGCTAATACTTCTCTGATAGTCTTAATCTTTCTGACCGTGCTAGCAAGTGCTATATCAGAAACTTGTATAGCATATTTCCAATTTCCAGCAGTATTATCTAGTGCAATAACATTGCTGGATTGTAGGTCTCTCGGCCAATCAATTGCAGAGTGCTCCTTAATAGTGGCCTTTTGAATAGCTAAGGTAGTTTCTGCAATTAAATCTGGCCGGTTAGTTACTGTATAGACATTATCAAGGAGTTCTGCAAAAGTTGTCATTTCTGTTCCTTATCCTTTCTTGCTGCCAGGAAGCTTCACTGAAGTAGGTGCAGCAGGGCCTGCTGCACCTAATACATCAGCTAAGTTTACTGCGTTAGGAGTATTAATAGCTTGTAAGGCTTCAATATCTACCAGTTGTGCAATAGGGCTATCTGGGTTATCTAACACTTGTTGAATAGCAGTCCCGTCAGTAGTGGCATTCAGCACATCATTAATACCAAGTTCCTGTCTGCGAGCCATATGTGCAGTAGTGTGAACTCCATTAATAATATGACTGGTATCTGCTAGTGGCGCTTTCTCCAATCTAGTATGCAGGGGATTAGTAGCATCATATTCTTCCTCCGTATAAGCAGAAGGCATAGACTTTCTGAAGCTTCTTAATAGCTCTATCTCATCTTCTTTATCAGTAATATAAAGCCCATTCTGAAAGCTTAAATTAGCTAGTGTCATTACATGGCCTAAGCCCATATCATATACCATTTTAGGCATAAGTTTCTCCGAATTCATTGGTGTAAATAAGAAAGGGTACTTAGCAGAACTAAGTACCCTAAACAGAACTAGCTATTAGTGAGCTTTAGTGCCTGCAGTATCCACAGCGGTACGGATGTTAGTCATAACACCACAACCAGAAGGGTTTTTACATAGCAGGGTCAGTTCAGTTAATAGTGAGCCACCTTGTGCATCGATAGCAGAATCAATAGCAATACCAGATTGATTGTACTCTTCAGCTTTTGTTTTACGGTTAACCATATAAGCTAAGCTCAGTGAAGGAAGATCCACTATTACAGCCAAACCACTCCACACATAGTTAGTGTTGAATAATGGATGCTCAATAATAATGAAATCAGCACGAGTCAGTTTAATACGATCGAAGCGTAAGCCCCAAGAAGTCTCACCGCGCTCAATGTAATAAGTAGTATTCAAACGAGCTAACTTATTAATAACGATATGAGCACTAGCGCCTACAAACATAACACGTTCCATGCCGCTCATAGGATCATAGGACATATTAACTGTGCTATTAACCCAAGTTTCCAGATCATCAATATCCAGTGCTCCAGGAGTAGCTACTGAAGATACAGTACTAGCAGCTGTACGAATATTAGAGCTTTGAGATACGCCTGGCAGGAACAATGAAGCGCCTTGTGTATCAGTGATCTGGCTAATTACACCATTCATAGTACGGATAGGCATTGCACCGGCAGTGTTATTAGACTTCTGGCCAAAGAATAAGGCTTTCTCAATATCCATAGCATGGTATTGTGAGCATTCAATTTTAGACTTAGCAATGTTAGTATCACCAAGCAAGTTTTGAATAGCAGCTACAGTGCCAGAGATAGCCCAAGCATTTCTGAAGATTTGTGTATAGTTAATAACACGAATCTCTTGAGTCAGGAAGCTATTAGGACGTGTGCTAGCATCAGCAAAAGCATTACCAACATGAACGAATGTACCGTATTGGGAATAAGCTGCACCGGATGTGCCACCAACATTACGAACAACAGTCAGAGTAGTTGCACCAGCTACTACGTTAGAGGTAACACGAACAATCTCATTAGTTACTGTTAATGATGGAGTACCAGCGCTCAGGCCATTAACCCCCGTAGCGTTAGCAACGCCCACATACATATACAGGCCGCCAGGGATAGCCATAGAGCCGTCTAATACTGGCCAAGAGGTTACACCACTTCCTGATACTGTGCCATCAGACAGGGTGAAGTTAGGCCATACCATGATTTTAGAGAAGAAGCCATGCTCAATTTGCAGAGCAGTCTCTTCTTTCATTTTAGCAGTAAGAGCAAATAGAGATGCATCCCCTTTAGGAAGCAAATAGTTAATCATCGATGGGAATGATTTTTTAACTATCTCTGTGTTAATTAAGGGAGCAAGCGCCGGAGTATTATTAAAACTTGGAAAGCTTGCAATATCATAAGGGCTAGTATTAGGCCCTGCTTGTACAATAACTTGTGCTGGCATGATGTTTCCTTAGCGCATTGCGCTTATTAAGAATAGGGAATAAATATAAGTCTTTATGAGAACAGATAAGTAGCCCAATCAGTTTCTTGCTGGCTAGTAGCTCTTTGTTGCATATTAGGCGCAGGCTGTTGTTGGCCTAACCCTGGAGCTAGCTTAGTAGCAATACTGTTGAAATAGCGATCTGTCATCTCTTGTATTTCCCTGCTATTGGCATTAGGAAACTTTCTAACTATTTGCTGTTGAACACTGTCAACAATAGGTCTTAAGGAAGGATCTTGTAAAGCTGGGTTTGTAGTAGCTTGGTGGTCTTTAAGCCCCATTAGCTTAAACTTTGATTCTAGTGAGGCAGCTATTCTGGACTCAGCATCTTTAGCTGCTAATTCTACTAGCTTAGTAGTAGCCATTGCGTTCTGCTGATATACTGCTCTACTAATAATATTATTACTTTCCATCATGGCTTTCATAGCATCTTCACCCCCAGACATAATTCTTTGCTGAATGTCTAAGGGTACTAATGCAGCGAAGTCCAGTTTATTAGATATTTCTGCTAGTTGTTCAGGATTAATATTGAAATTAAGCCCTGCTGGTGGTGCACTGTTAGGATCATTTTCCCACAGATTTGCGAATTGGTCTACTGGTGCTGCTGGAGTTTGCTGTCCTTGCTGCATAGAAGCTTGTATATCTGCTAGTGAAGGCCCGCCTGCTGGCATCTGTGGAGTAGCTTGTGTTACTGGAGCTTGCTGGCCACCTAATACATTAGGTACTGGAGCATTAGATGGAGTTCCGCTAGTAGCTGGGGCTTGTGATTTGAAACCAAGTGATTCTAAGATTGACATGGTGTGTCCTATATTTAATTATGGAGCGATTTAAAAAAGTGGCTTAATTGCCTTTTGGAAAGATCTCGCTAATAATAGTGCTCACATTATTAACTGCCTCAACCTCTTGATAGCTAGCTTCTGCATGTTGTTGCATTGCTAAGTCTTTCAATTCTTCTTGCTTAGCTATAGAGCGATCTATAATAACTCTAAGAGCAGCAATAGCTCCAGCAAGACTGGCTTGCTCTTGTGCAAATTTCACTGGATTAAGTGGATCATATCTAAGACTAGCTTGCGCATGAGCTGCTAAGCCTATGTCATTCTGTATTACTGCTAACTGCTCAGTGCTAAGAATACAGCCAGATATTTGCTCTTCTGGAGTTAGTTCGTACATTACAAATAGTGACGCTTCAGCTATTTTCATTTTCTTTTTCCAATTGATTGTGGTATTTATTATAGGCTAGTATAAATATATTACTTAAGCCTATAACTCTTCTAGTTTTATAGGGGTTATCAGCAAGGCTAGTGGCTTCCTTGCCCAGTCTATATGCTTTATCTGCTTGTGATTCTAGTTCAAGATTCTGCGGATTCTTCTTGTGCATTATGACCTGCTCCACTTTCTGCAGCTTCTTCATTAGCCATCATGAACTGCTCTATAATAGAAGGCTTAGCCTGTTGCTGCTTAGTAGGCTTTCCATCCTGACCTATTCCGAACTGTTCTGGTAAGGGCTGAGGTGGAAGCTGCTCTTGTTTAATATCAGGATTCTCCTTCAATGCTTGCATTACTACTTGTTGCCACTGGCTAACAGCCTGTTCATATTGGAGCTGCTCAGCAGGTTTTTCGAACTCACTAACATCAGCACCTTGAGTCTTCATAAGATAGCTGAACATAGGAGCCAGATTATATCCTTGTCCGATTTGTGGGCTAGTAGAGATAGACTGCATAGCTACTGTCCAGGCATCAGCATTAATAATCTTATCACTAGGAGTCTGGCCATCAGATATTTTGAATTCATACACTGCATTCCGTAATACTAGTGGATCAACCTTAATATTCTTCTTAGCAGCACTATGAAATAGTTCATCCTGGCCTTGATACTGCAGGATATTAATCTTTAGAATCTCTTTTAGTGGAGTGAAGAAATCATCTTCATAGGCAATACTGGTAAGTTGGGAGCGGCCATTAGCATTCCCCATAATATCATCATATTCATGAAGAGTCTTATTGCCCTTAACAAATTGCCCTTGCTGCGCTTTATTCTGCCCACTAACAATATCAGCAAATCCCATAAGCTGGTTAACAGTCTGACTATATACTGGGAATTGATCATTATTAAATGGAATCGGCATATACATCTCATTAAGCCCTACACCTGCATAAGCAGTAGGCTTACAGGGAATCTTAGCTGCAGGATTCTCACTATTAATATGCTTACTCTCAATATATAAGGGATTATATATCCCCCTGTCACTGATACTTCTGCGGAGTGCTGCTACCATAGCATTACTGACTGCTGTAGCTGTGCTCTGTAGAGGCTGTACATTATTAGCCATAGACTTAGTCTGATATTTTAGGCCATCATCATTAGGGCAGGCGAATAATACTGGAATCATGTCATGTGCATTAGTCATGCGTTCAGCATAAATGATAACATTCATGTTAATGACTATGAATTTCCACACTTGTGGCGTATTAGGCTGAGGTGCCTTAATATTAAAGTCACTAGGAAGCATTCTGATATATAGTGTAGTGACTATATAAGTATATTTATATGCGATATTATTACTACCGAAATCCTTACCTACCCAGCTGAACCAATCTTCCTGACCTGCTACTAGTGTAGTGAGAGATACTAGTGCTTGTGGATTAATTTGTGGGATATAGTATTCATTAAGTGGTGTAGGACTTTCGAAAGCAGCTTTAACGTTACCAATAATAACATCATCACCAAGGCTAGCAATAAGTTTTTTCAGGCGGGTTCTAGTCATTAATTGATTATTACCGGCATATTCCCCATATTCTGCTACTTCATGTGGATGACAATTAGTATCCCAGAAGGAATTGTATAAGTCCCAACGCTTAAGTCTATTACCGCTCCAGATAACTTGCTTAACTTTAGAGCCATTACCTTCATTGTCACTAACATCAGTCTCAAATGTTGGAGTAGTAATCTTATCCCAAGATACTTCCATAGCAGATAATGCATACTTTCCTCCATCACGGAAGAACTTAATAAGTTCAGATTTCCAATGAGTCTTAGCAGCTTGGTTACTAAGAACTGCCTCCAGTGCTAATGCTGCATCTTCATAAGCTGGATCAGCTACTACTCCGAATATAGGAGTTCCTGTTAAGAACACACTAGATTGATAAGTCACAAACGCTTCTACTTGCGGCATTACTACTGGGATAGTGACATCCTGGAATTTAGTGGTATCGCCTACTCTATTAGCAAGCCTGGCCCTTAAATTTTCTTGACTCCAAGCGTATTCACGATAATAATCCCTATCAATAGCCTCCATCATCGTTCTAATACTATAGAAATATTGATAACGTGCCCTAGCGTGCCTAAGAAAGGTGATAATACCGGACTGAGCCGCTGGTGTTAAGTTAACAAATGATTGTGCAGCGGCCATGTTAGTTATCCCCGTGATTAGTGAATTCGCCGTGAAAAACTTCACGGGCTTGTTTAATAGCAGTCTCAGCTTCTTGTAGGTTATCAAAGTAGCCTATATGCTGCTCTCTTGTTGGTAGTGGTTTTCTATTTGCAGCCATTAGTGTTCCTGGTCAGTGTTAAGTGGATGTTATAGCTAGTCGCTAATTGCTAGCATCAAAAGCAGCAATTCTCTTCTATGGAAAGGACAGTGTTATTATCAAGTGTATTACCAAACGGCGAGTTCACAGCGATAAATTGCGGAAATTCAGTAAGCACCCTAGTAGCATAAGTAAGAAGGTCAAGAATCCCATCCGTATTATTATTCTTCAGGGCATTAAAGTGAATGATCTGATGTGCTACTTGTGGCATTGCATCAGGATGAATAGCTAATTCGCCACTAATAAGGGCTTTGAACATATCAAGAATTCTTGAAGTCTTAGCACGACTGCCACTATATATAGGAAGAGCTTGTATACCAGTAAGTCCTAATTGCTCTTGTACATGACTGAACCAGAAGCATAGAGAGTATTGATAAGCATTACCCTCAATAAGTATTAGTGCAGTGCCACTCTTAACTGCTAGCTTTAATGCTTCCTTAATAGTATCTAGTGGGCTGAGGCGTCCTTCTATTATCTCCCTTATTACTGGGCGACCATCAAGAATCTCGAATAGCCCAATGGATACTGCATCGCTATTAACTTTATCATTCGAAGGATCTATTACTATGAATGTTCCTGCATTCGGCTCATCTAGTTCATAAGGATAAGGAGGCATCTTGGAGAGGTCTATGTTAGTATTAACACTAGCATTCTCATCATTAAGGACTTCGCTATAGAATATCTCAGGATGTCCACTATTAAGGTCATTCCGGAATTCTGCTAGTAACTGCTTAATAGGTTTTAGTGCTTCCCACAGGGAGGTGCCATCACTCTTAATCCCGCCTACTATTATCTTCACCCATTCAGGGTTAGCCTTAAGACGCTTAAGAAGGCTCCACTCAGTAGGGTACATATTAGCTATGAAGATATATAGGCAACCTTTATGACTTGCTGCCTTCATAGCAGTACCTATCATCCAGCTTTCTATCTGTGCACTTATTAGTGGGCTCTCTGCATCTTCCCTAGTTTGTATATCATCAAAGATCATCACATCAGGACGTTGGTTCTTAATATTAAGGCCTCGAACTGAGCCGCCTTGTCCAAGTGCTGCTAATATGATATTCCTGCCACGGAAGCCGAACTTCTTAACTTCCTGTGTATCCTTTTCTAATCCTATTCGCCAGTTACCAAAGATAGCCTTAATATTATCTTCATCTAGCATGTCTGCAATATCAGCTATGATGTTCTGTGCATGAGTAGCAGTATCCCCAAATACTAATATGAATTGCTTATTAGTGAATAGGATGCAATAGAGACAGAATAGTTTTATCACACTAGTCTTTCCGAAACCTCGTGGGAGGCCGATAGCTATCTTGCTGAAGTCACGTAGTTTGAATACGATGTCTATTAGTATCTGCCAGAGTGCGGTGAATACTGGGGGGAAATTATATTCAGTAATATGCGGGAGAGCTACGCCAGCGAAGAAATCCATATTAGCCTTACAGGCGTTATATGCCTCTTGTGGATTTAGATCTCTACCATGCAGTTCATTAATTAGTTGCTGTTGCTGTGTTGTTGCCATAAGAGAGCCTACTCATTAATTTATTCAGCATAGCAGTAGCTACGACTTTATCCCTTTTAATAGGGTCATGGGAGACAGGAGTCATTGCCAGTGTGCAATAAGTGCTATTCAAGATCAGAGATTGAGAGTTCATGTAGGCGTTTCCTGGAGCTTTGCTCATCATTAATATTATGGCTTATATTATCGTTCATATGTTCTATTGTCAAGATATTTTCTGCTAATTTTTCTACTTGGCCACTTGCTATTGTGACAAGGCTCTCATTGTCTGCTTTTATTACTTGGTTATTCACATCAATAGTAAACTGCTTCAGTGTGATAGTGGGGAGCATGATGCTTACAGAAACTTGTCCACTATTAACATTTGTATCCACCCCACTACCACGACGCTTAAGACTGTTCAACATTTGTAATGCTCGAATACCCTCCATTGGTTTTAATAATGCTACTGGGGAAGACAGCGCTGTTTCCACTTTAGCTATCACCTTATCTTCCAGGGAATCAAGGCGCTTATCCCTTTCAGTGAGTTCTGTTAGCTGCATTACTTTACGCTGACTAACTTCATTAGCAAAATTCTCATCTGCTAATAACTGACTGATATAAGAAGGCTCACAGCCTACTGCACTAGCTACTCTTTCTGCTGGGATGCCCGCACCTAGGAAAGCCAGGATACGATCTTTCAGTCCTTCATAATGTGCATGCTGAGCATGTGAGGTGGCCATGGGGGGTATTCCTTGCCGCTATGCGGTCTAGGTGGTTATATGTGAACATGCGAACATGTGACTATTATAAGGTGTAAGGGGGTAGCCGGCCAGTGCTGCTGGCATAAGTGTAAATTATTAATAAGAGGGCAAAGCCCCCGCTGCTAAATGCTTGCTAAAAAAGTTTAGAAAATTTTTGGAAGTTCTTTAGGATAGGATAGCGGCACAGGACTAAAAAGGCCCCATCCCCCGGCTACTTCGTAGCATTCTTGGATTTGGTGTTGCAGTATTAGTGGGAATGCTAATAACAGATTATTAATAAGCTACAAATATGAAATTCTTATTAATAATGCTTGCATTTGGCTTACTTACTCTGGTACAATTGCATCGTACCAAGGGAAAATGGTAGATAGGTAGCGGACAAGGTAACAGTCAGTAGGGCCACTGGGGCATAGTGGAACACATTTTAATATTAATGGAGATAGCAGTAATAGCAACAACACAGTCTATGATATGAGAAATAGCCTAGCTGGGAATATCTGCAGCAAGCCCTAGTAAGGGGGAAGTGCTACAAGCACAGAGAGAGGCCGCTAGGTTATTCCCAGTTAGCAAAGGTGGAAGCATACGTGCTTTGATAGTAAGGCTGATAGCATGGGGGATGATCGTAGGGCGTTCAGGTATTAATAATTGTTTAGAATGTGGCTATATGCCACATGGCTCGGAAGTGGTGATGTGGATGGCATATGGACGAGTGGATGAGTGGCAAGTGGTAAGTGGCTTCCATGGGATGAGGCCCTTTTGACCCCCCTTTTCACCCCCCCTCCACTATTATCTATCCCGGCTAGCGCACTATTATCTACCCCTATATAGGGCTACTATTAGTAGGGGATAGTATTATTTATTGAATAAAAAATGTAGGGGGTCTATTCTCTATAATACCCTGTCGGGGGCTTATTAGGTAGTAGAGTGCTTATTAGTGGGGTAGGGCAGAAATGGGCATGGATTAGGGGGTATAGGGAGGAAGCCACTTGCCACAATCCATTAAGCCACATTGAAGCCACTTGACAGCCACATGGCTTACGTGATAAAATACAGACTTATTTAAACACTTAACACCTTAACAGGACTAACCAATATGGCTACCCACAGAATACAGTTATCAACCAGCGAATGCGAAACAATTTTCCGCGCTTTACGAGCATATGCACCTAGCTACAACGAAGAGCATATGCAATACATTAGCGCATTTAATAAGATTAATAGGATATTAATACTTGCAAATGCAAAGCTAACAGTTACAGGTAAACCATTAATGGAGCATAGTCAGAATCGCGCCTTAGATGATGAGGATTACCAGCGGATTACTGGACAGGCTTTTCAACCTGTTTGTAATGGTTCCATGGCTAGGATGGACTTCCTCACTAATAAGGCTATCAGTGGGGAAACTCTCACAAAAGATGAGGAGCAAGAATTACTAGTGCTGAATGGTTGGGCATAGCAGTGGCTGCACCAAGAATATTAAGTTTCACGTGAAACAATGGAGATACACAAAATGAACATGTTAATTAAACAAGCATTATCCCTCGAGCCTACAGAAACACTAGTCATATTAAGTATGACGCCACCTTGTTCTGGGGCGCCGGATACTGCTATATACGATAGCCACGGAATGCATGTTAGTAATTGCCGCTACTGGGCAATGTCAGAATATACTCTAAATTGGCTTAGGGATAATGGCTACACTTTTGGCGCATTACATGTAGCCAAAATCATTAAGAATCGGAAAATCAGTGGCAGTATTAGCGCCAGGAACGCTAACCATGCTTAGCATGACATGCCCTATTAGCGGCATTAGTCATCATTCTGCACTCTTTAACATGTCTAAACTTGAAATGGTGCATCCTATATTCTGGTTATCTCGCCAAGAATTGGCCATTATTATCCAGCAATTTCATGCTGGCCTATTATCACCCGATGAATGCAGGCTTCTCACTCTCGCAGTGTTACGCACTCTAGGGGATTCGGGACTAGTCCATTTCGCAGACGGGGCAGGAAAATCGCTTCGTGCGGATATTGCAGCCGCTAGTATCCCTAGGCTATGGGATTTATTAGATTTCATTTCTAGCAATGAACGAAATATTTCACATTGGGGTAGTACGCTAGAATACGAGGGCTATAATCATAGCATTTTCGCCACAATAGTATTAAGTGGCGAAAATATTAATCGCCTAGCAGAACATCTCAATACATGGGATGATAACATAGCGGAGTATCTAAATCATTATCACCGTATGCGGGAGGGGGCGAAAATATTAGCGCAAAGGGAATTACTTGATCGAGTGCTATCTATTAAGGACCGTCACCCCGAAAAGTTTGGTCGTAGATTATCAAGGTGGGCAGCAATGGCTACTAGTTTTCCTACTGCCCCCTGTATCATTCAGGGGAAAACTAGTACTTATTCTGAATATTGGCAATATATAATTACCTGTTGCGCCACGCGGAAAAAGGATACGAAACTGTATCTTATTCAAAGCGATGATATAGAATTACTAATGAACTATCTCATTGATAGCACTGCAATAATAAATCATAGTCCGCTAGATTTAAGAGACACTAATGCCTTTATTCTGCTAGAATTACTTCGTGATAGTCTCAAAGATTTATCCTTTATCGGCTCTACAGATTATGAGATAGCTATAGCCGCAAATACTAAGGATAGTTATGCAGCCTTGCCATTGCTGGCAGAACCTATCAGAGCAAATTACACTGATGAATTATCATTTATCCGCGCAATGGCTAAGTACCGCGCTAGTCAAGCAATTAATAATGGAGTGATATAAAATGATTAAACTTAATCTACCCACTAGGCTAGCACCCCCAGCAATTGAAAATTGCAATCCAAGTCAGTTAGCACAAATGCCAGCTAGTGTTATTCCAGCATTTAAACTGCCAAGCGCAATAGCCACAATAGCGCAAGCGCCACAAAATGAGGCCATAATAACAGTCTATGATTCCCACGGACGAGCAAAAGATATCACTCTTAATGAGCAACAACTAGCGTTTAAAAATCTAGTGCTACAGGGTAAAAGCTGCATCCTTATTGGTGCGGCCGGAACCGGGAAAACTACTTGCACTCAAGCCGCACTACAGGCCATTATTAATGCTGGACTAGTACCAGTCATTACAGGATCGCATAAGCATATTAAGCCCGGCCTACCGGGTATACTGCCCTGTGCATATACTAGGCGAGCAACTAATAATATTAAGCGCGCCATGCCTAGTGATTTAGCCATTAATACAATGACTATTCATAAGGCCGTAGAATATGGCCCCCAGTACTATGCAGTCACTGACGAGAGCACTGGAAAAATTCGTAATACTATGCGATTTGAACCAGCTAGGCATATAATGCATCAATTAGACCGCACTATTAGCGTGGTTGTGATTGATGAATCATCCATGGTCAGTGTAGACCTTTTCCATGAACTCGAAAGCGCCACTAGCAAGCAGACAATATTTATTTTTATTGGGGATATCCAGCAACTCCCCCCAACATTCGGGCATGCAATACTAGGCTATAAACTAACCGAATTGCCAGTCATCGAACTAACGGAAGTCTATCGTCAGGCATTAGATAGTCCGATTATTAAACTAGCGCATAGGATTCTTAGCGGAAAAATACTAGGTCATGCGGAAATAGCTACAGACTGGCAATATCCGGGGCAACTACAAATTAATTGCTGGCCGCATAAAATCAGCGCAGAAAATGCGCTGATGAGTACCGCTAAAAGCATTTGTAACGCCTATGACGCAGGAAAATATGACCCGGCTGAGGATGTCATATTATGTCCCTATGTTAAAGGCATGAATAATAGGCATGGAATAAATCTATCAACTACTGGCCTTAATGCCTATATAGCTAATCATATAGCGCGCAAAAATAATCGCCTAACATTTGAGATAATAGCGGGCTTTCTGAAATATTATTACAGTATTGGAGACAGCGTACTTTATGAAAAAGAGGACTGTGTAATAGTAGATATCTTAGAAAATCCACAATATGTCGGCAAATCCTATCAAGCGGCAAGTTATACACTAGACTATTGGGGGCATGATAACGTGGCACTCGGACAAGCAATGACAAATACGGATATCGATATTGATAAGCTAATCGAGATGACTACTGATAACACTAATAGCGAGAGAGCAATTCAAGCCTCGCATAGAATCATTGTAGAATATACTGATAGCGGTGAAAAGAGGACAATTTCTAGCCTTTCTGAAATGATGCTATTAGACCATAGCTATGCTATGAGTGTACATAAATCTCAAGGTAGCGAATGGCGAAAAGTATATTTAATGCTGCACCATAGTCATAATAATATGATTAAGCGAGAACTACTCTATACGGCAGTGACAAGGGCTAGAGAACAATTAGTGATAATTTGTGAAAAAGACACGTTTATCGGTGGTATAATGAAACAATCTATTAAGGGGGAGACACTAGCGGAAAAGGCGGAATATTTTAAAGGTAAGATAGCAATAACTAACTCGGCTATTGATAGCGAGTAGGTTAATACCCTAGACCACTATTAGCAAAGAAAATGCCCCCTTGACACAATAAGGGGGATATGAGAGAATAAGACCGTACTAAATGATTCACATTAATCAGTAACACTTAACCGGGATTAAATCCCACCAACCAAAAAAGGCGTAACATCATGACTATTGAACAACAAACAATCAAAACTCAAGAGCAATTGAACGCGGCTAACGCTGCAATTAATGGCACTACTGCCACAACAACCACTAAAGCCCCTGAATTGCCAGAGCGTAACGAAGCTGGTATGCGTAAAGAAACTTTCTTTTTCCGGCCACAAACTGTAAAAGGTGCAGACGGTAAGCCAGTTATGGGAGAATACGGTAAGCCATTGAAAGAGCCTGCAAGAGCGCCATTCATTACTTATTTACCCTATATAGCTAAATTAGCAGACGGGGGGGAAAATAAATTAGTATCCCTGTTACAAGATGAAGGAAAAAGCGGTAAGACTATCGATTATCTGGCTGAACTGGTTAACAACGAAATTCATTCTATTGCTCAAAACCAAATTAATGCGGCCATTGCAGCCGGAAAAGACTTAACAGATAACGTACTGAATTATGCGGCTTTGGATTTGTGGGCATTAATTAATAAAAGTGGCGGTATATCTAAAGAGTTATGGGTAGAATTTAAAACTGATATCCAAACAGTTCTTACCAGCCAATTCGGTGTATCCATTAGCGGTGCGGAAAACGTAGCAAGATTTTTAGGTGATGATAAACTAGTTACTGTTAAGACTGCTCTCGGCCATTTGAATAAATTGTCTGGGTATCTTAATGCTTGGTTTGATAAAACCAGTGAAGAAAATCAAGCAAAATTCCTGCCTGTTTATAAATTCCTGAATGATCGCGCAACACTGTATATTAAAGGAGTGGATGCATTTAATATAGATTAATAGCTTTCTATTGTTTGGCGGCTTCAATATAAAATAAAACCGCTAGCCCCTAAAAAGACCAACGTTAAAAACTGGTCAACTCCACAGCCCGCCTTAACAGCGGGCTTTTTTTTGTCCGCCCTATAGGTAATAGGAACATTAATTAAGGCGTAAATTATGAAAACAGAAAACCAGCAGCACCTTGAAAGGTATACATCACAAACAAAAAGTATAAAGCTAGCTAGCATAACCATTGAAGAACTAAAATATAAATTTAAGAGTGCCTCCAAGTATATGCCGATATGGAATGAAGTTAAACAGAGAGGAGTTGTCACTGTTCATCCTACAGGTGGCCATTCATGCCAAACAATAGCTAATGCGATAGAGCGATTAAAGATGCAAGACCACTATTTTAAAGTAGCAAGTGAACTAGACTTAGGCTATCAATTATTTCTCGATTATCGCTTTAGCAGTTTTGAGAATGAGACTGAAAAGGATAGTGTAACAATTAAGCTAGTCGATAGAATTAATAAACTCAATCCCATTAATCTTAATTAATTATTATTGGAGCATATAACATGGCATTAAAATTAAACATTCCCATAGCGGCAACAGCTAGGGCAAAACAACAGCTACCTAGCGAGCAAGTAATAGCGCCGCCAGTGGCGCTCAATACCAGTAATAACGAACCGGCGGCAGCCGAAGCCCAGCCAATAGCGCCAATAACAGAAATAAGCCTAGCTAGTCAGGCTATCAGTGAGCGTCTTAGTAGCATAGCAGCGGCACTCTTAACTGCTAACCCGGATATCACAAATGATCTACACTTCATTCATCGTGCAATACTAGAAGATCCTGCTCAAGTTACTATGATGACTGAAGAACAGAAAATTACTTTCTTTGCTGGCCTTAAATATAAGACTGGTGCAGAGATTATAGCTACTACTGCTAAGAGTAAACAAGCTAGCAGTAAGAAATTAGCGGCGCTTAGTGTGGATGATCTGTTATGAATCTATTTGATGAAGACACTGTTATTTATGAGCAGATAAGCAAAGAAACACAACGAAGGGAAATAGCAATGGCAGCAATGAGTGGCCTACTAGCTAATAGTGCTAATACTCCAGAGAATTGCTGCTATGCTAGAGAAGCAGTTAAGAGAGCAGATCAATTACTGTATGCATTAGAAAATAATCCACCAAATAGCATTTCTTAATAGCAGCCATGAATATCATACTAACTAATAAACAATCTGTGCTATTGACACTATTCAATGAATACGTTAAACTGTATCCCAACAGTGCAGAACACGATCAATACAGGATATTAGATAGGTTAGTAGATATTAGCTACAGTGAGATAGCGCCAGGATTTAGATGGAAACAGAGTCAGATGTATTGGAAAATTATTATCGGAATCAGAGAACTTAATTCAGAATCGGAGAAATTAGCATGAACAAATTAATCAATAATAGCAAAAGCCACACAGAAAAATATCCAGCATATAGAATAGATGAAGAACTTGGACCTTATACAGGCTGCTATTGGTGGAGTTATGAAGAAGCTACTAGACAGGCTAATATATGGACTAAGCGTTATGGGAGGTATAATACAGCAATAGCAGCTACTGATATGGGATATGTTATCGGAGAAACAAAGGAAGAATGCTGGGCTATCACTAACAGATATGATCCTAGAATAATAGCTAGATTCGGAAAGATGGAGAGCAATCATGACGCCTAGACAAAAGCTTGCTAGCCAATTAGGCTGGATGATGAGAATAGCTAAGGGACAAGCTAGACTAGTTAATCCTGCTAATCCCCTAGAATTATTCACAGAAATCAAATACTATTACCCGAATAGCACTGGAATTGCTGAATTATTAACAGACATAGCAGGCTTAGATAATAAGATATCAGTAGCTAAAGAAAAGCAGCAAGCACTAGTGCAATGCTTATTAGATCAGATTAATAGCCAGTCAGAATGGGAGCATAAAAATACTAGGAGGAGAAATGGACGCTAGATTAAAGTTATTAAGTCACTCTACTATTTGTAGCCTTCATACTTGTCCAAGGAAGATGCAATTAACTAAAACTTACCCTTTAGCGGGCAGAGAGACTAGTGTGGATTTAGCTTTCGGCTCCTTCTTCGGTAGTGGGCTACAAGCACTCCTAGCAGGAATACCATTAGCAGAGGCAGTAATAAGCAGCTTTAGCCTGTGGAATATTGAACTGGATGAAGTTAAAAGCAATAAGAGTATCTGGACAGCGATAGCAGCACTGGAACAGTTCAGTATTACTAAGAATCTTGGAGAGCTAGCTGATTATGAAGTAGCAATATTTAATGGCAAGCCTGCATTAGAGCTATCATTCTGCATCACACTACCTAATGGATTCTATTATCGCGGTTATGTGGACTGCATATTAAGACATAAAGTCACTGGACAGTATTTAGTAGTGGACATTAAGACTACTGGCCAGAATAGTAGCAACCCTGCTAAGTATCAGAATAGTCCGCAGTGTTTAGGCTATTCTGTTATCATGGATAAGATTGATCCAGTTAATAGCAGTTATGAAGTAATGTATTATGAATACATGACATACACTAAGAAATTCGTAGCTCATCACTTCATGCTGTCCAATCTTAGCAGAGCACAGTGGTTACGGAACTTGCTAATAGATATAGATATCCTGAAGCTGTATGAGGAATATGAAGATTGGCCAATGCACGGGGAAAGTTGTGCTAGTTATGGCAGAGCCTGTCAATTCATAGATGTATGTACTATGGCTACTAGTAGCCTGTGTCCACCAGCAAGTTATCCTTTTCCTGATATGCATAATATTGATGCTAAGTTGCTAGATACTAAGAGTGGTACTGATATAGATACTAAGGGATTAAAGGTTAAGAAGATAGTAGAATATGATGTTAATGTGACATTTGAAGAGCTTATTAATAGTCAATTAGAGAAGATATCATGAATAATGATAACACTACTAGTGCTGAAGTACAGTATGTAGAGGCTACAATAGCTAAGCATAAAAGAGAAGGCAATCAATACTTAGCAAGTAAAGCAGCCGAGATACTAGTAGCCATACAAAGTGTAGAGGCAGCTAGATCCGATTATTCTAAAGCATATAGATTATATAAAGACTTAATAAATTATAATTTGGAGAGATAATAATGGCCACACTTGATACCCTACTAGGTGCGCAGGGGGAGATAACAGCACCTCAACATGTTATGGTGTACGGAAGCCCGAAATCAGGCAAGACTCAGCTAATAGGAGAGCTAGCTAAGAAAGGATTTAAGCTTATCTGGTTCGATGGAGAAAATGGTAAGGCAACGCTATTAAAAATGCCTCGTGAAGTGCTAGCTAATATCACATATATAGGTATGAGGGATACAGTAGATAATAGTATCTTCCATGCCACTATGGATAAAGTAGTTAAAGGGGGAGACTTCAATATCTGTGAAACTCATGGACTAGTAGACTGCCTAACTTGTAAATCTAGTAATGCCCCATTCGATGCAATAGTAATTCCTAAAAGTTTTAATACGGATACTGCGAATGTCATAGTAGTGATGGACTCTGCTACACAGTTATCCTTATCTATCATGAACACAGTGATGAAGCCTATATGGGCGAAAGATATTACTGCTAAGATTGAATGGGATCACTACGCTAAACAAGGTGCGTATCTTAATAGAATCTTCGGGTATATTCAGGCTGCACAATATAACTTCATCACCACAGCACATGAGATTGAAGCTACTAGAGAAGACAACAGTAAGCGTATTGTTCCTTCTATCGGTACTACTAATTATGCAATTAACTGTGCTAAGTTCTTTGACCATGTAGTGTATATGGATAAGGTTAATATGAAGCATAAGGCAGCAAGTAGTACTAGCTTCAGTAATAATATCCTGACAGGTTCTAGGACTGATGTAGTTCTTGATAGTATGGCTGTTCCTGATCTTGCTGGTATATTCACTAGGGGGCCAGCACCGGCGGAAGCCGCTTCCCCTGCTTCGCAGAGCATTACTAATAGCCTTAGCAATAACAATAACATTAATACAACAGAGATGCCTAAAACAACTGGGCTTAAACTTGGAGGAATTAAATCATGAAATATATTGATAGATATAATCAAGGCTTTGGAAAATTCGGGCCAATGGAACAATGTACGGAAGGCAAGTGGTGTAAGTCTGAACAAGTAGACGAGCTTATTGCAGATAACAATGATAATTACTGGCTGAATAATAGTGCTCGTAATGAGCTGAGACGTGTAAAGAGCGAATTTACTATAGTCACAGTAGCATTAATAGCAGTAACTATCTATGCTGTAGCACTAACAGTAATACTAGTCCCTAATTGGAGCTTATAACATGGCCGCACATTCATATGTTCTATATCATGCTAACTGCTTAGATGGTATTGGTGCAGCTTATGCAGCCTGGAAAAAACTAGGAGATGATAATGCTACCTATATTCCAGTGCAATATAATAAGCCTATCCCATTAGATACTATGGAGCCTAATAACGATGTCTATATAGTAGACTTTAGCTATCCAGCAGAGGAACTGCATAAGCTAGCAACAGTAATGAATAAAGTAGTAGTACTAGATCATCATAAGACTGCACTTCCGGAAATACGAACTGCTCATCAACTATGCGTAGTGAATGATATATTTACTTTCCACTATCGTTATAGTGAGTTAGAAAGTGGGGCAGTAATAGCTTGGAACTATTTTCATCCTGAGCAAGAACAGGAAGTGCCAGAACTACTATTGCATATTCAAGATAGGGATTTGTGGAAGTTTAAACTGCCTAATACGAAAGAGATTATTGCAGGCTTAACTGCTAATGGCTTAGCAAAACTTACTTTAGCTAGGATAGAAAATCTTATAGAAAACTGGAATACTGGTTCATATTATATGTTACTAGATATGGGAGATATTATTAATGCTAATTTCAATGCTCGCTGTAAGGAACTAGCAGAGAAAGCTTATGCCTGTACGCTATTAGGAGACTACGAAGGGCTAGCTATTAATACCTCAATGGAATATGCTAGTGAAGTAGGTAATCTTCTAGCTATTAAGAGTGGAACATATGGTGCAGTGTGGACTTATGAAGGAAATGGAGTATGTAAGGTTAGTCTTCGTAGCACTGGAGATTATGATGTATCTACATTAGCGCAGAAATTCGGAGGTGGTGGGCATAAGAATGCAGCAGGCTTCACTGTTAGCGGCTTTGTTGATATCACAGATGTAATTATGGAGTTAAGAGAGGCTAATAATGAGCGCTAAAAAGAAGCCAAAGATAGTAGTAACAGGCTATGCTAGACACGGTAAGGATACTGTTTGTGAGATGCTTGCCAAGCATGGCTGGACATTCAAATCATCTAGTGCTATACTATGTGACACTGTAATATTCCCCGCACTAGCACCACTATACGGATATCTGGATGTTGAGCAGTGTTATGAAGATAGAGTTAATCATAGAAAGGAATGGTATGATTTATTAGTAGCCTATAATACACCAGATGCAGCAAGACTAGGGCGCTTAATATTCAGCCAGTACGATATCTATTGCGGCCTTCGTAATATTGCAGAATTAAGAGCGATGAAAGCTGAGGGCCTAGTAGATGTAGTAATCTGGGTTGATGGCTTTCCTAGAAAAGGCGAAAGAGAAAGTGCTGAATCTATTACTATTACTGAAAAGGATACAGATTATACAGTCTATAATGATTGGACGGTAGAAGATTTAGAGCTATACGAATTACCCCACCTACTTAATTTTTTGGGGACACTATATGACATAACTAATAATAGCAATAAGCTTAATCCTGCAATACACTAATGAAGTAAACAATCTTAATACATTTAATACATTTAATAAAGAGAGAATTATCATGGCCGAAAACGTAAACACAGAAATGCTGGATTTTAATATCGATGAACTTAGCGATATGCCTACCTTTGAAATTCCTGCTGGCGCTTATCGCTTAGAAGGTGTATCACTGGGACAGATTCAAGATCCAGAAAGAGGAACTATTGTAACAGTAGAAATGAAAGTAATTGCTACTACTGAACTACTTGATCCAGTTGCTAAGCCGATGCAAGAAGGCGCTACTATTAAATTCCAGTGGCCAGTAACTGCTACTAAGAAAGATGGTACAGAAAATACATTTGGTACTGAAGTTAATCAAGGCCAGATTAAGTATCTGGTTAAGCCTATTGCTACTGCTGCTGGTACTGGTACATCCTTTGCTGCTACTGCTGCTAAATTCCCTGGTATGATCTTCGATGCTATTATCACATTGCGTAAATACAAAGATAAAGATGGTGGCGATCGTAGTCAGAATGGCTTTAAGTCTCCAGTAGTTCCAGTATAAGGCTTCGCCTTAGTCCGATAGGGTAATAAGGTCTGCCGCTTTGTAGCTTCTATGAAGCGGCTTTCCTTAATGACCTAAAACATTAATAAGAGAACTAAAGATGACACTACCCAGCACAGCTAAGAAACATTCAGAAGAATTCGTAACAGTAGGGGAAGTAACTACCCTATTAGGAATAAGACTATCAACCGCACAAAACTTATGCAAGCGTCTACCAAGTATTACTATCGCAGTAGGCAGGAAAGTGTATAAGCTAAGTGATGTTCATGCTAGATTAGCAGCACAAAATGCATTTCCTAATAGTCCCCCACCTGGGCATCTTAGCCAGATAGGACTTATTAAATTCCTGCATATCAGTAACTATGTGATATTAGAATGGATGAAAGAGGAAGACTTCCCTAAGCCTACAGGTATGAGTAGGAATACTATTAATGGAAAGCTATCAAAGTATTATGAGCTTCGTGCAGTAATAGAGTGGAAGCGTAAACAGGAAGGCTTACCAGGTAAGAAGTTATCAGCACCTAGAGATTATAACACAAGAAAGAATAAACCGCCAGTTGGATGGTATGAAACTACCTTACAGAATGAAGTAGTAGCCTCACTATGCACAGGTAAATATAAGCCAAGAGTCAGAATAGTACAAATATTATCAGGAGATTTGATATGAACAGCTACATTGACATTAATAAGCACCCAGAATTAGTACAAATAGAGAGTATATTAAATAGCTCCCAGAAGTATTTATTAACAGGTTCAAGATATATATGCGGAGTAATGAATACAGATATAGATATAGTATTATTGGTTTGGGGTGCACAGCTATTTTGTAAGAAGCTTGAGAAACGCTACGGAGCTACATATTGCTCAGCTGCTAAGTATGCTGATAGTGATATGATAGCTATGAGATTAGGAAAGTTTAATTTCTTAGTCACTTCTTACTCCCGATATTACAGGCAAATGCATATAGCTACTGAGCTTGCTAAGCAATTTAAGTTAACGGATAAAGCTGATAGAATTAATTTATTTGAAGCCGTTAAAGGTAACTATGATAAGGTGGACTTATGAACACTCATGATCTATATGATAAACTCGGAGTACCTAAGGATGCAGCACTGGAGACTATTAAGAAAGCATTCAGAAGAAAAGCATCTAAGGCGCATCCTGATAAAGGGGGTACAGTAGAAAAGTTCCATGCTATTAGACTAGCATATGAAGTACTCAGTGATAGCAGTAAGCGGGCTAAGTATGATGAGACAGGCGGTTATGATAACGCACCTGATAATGAGACTGCTAGAGTTAATGAATTATTCGTGCAGATATTCGAGCAAGTAGTACAATTGCATAGCGGGAATATTAAAAGCGCTAATATCTTTAAGCTGATGGAACATGATATTCATAAGAAGCAGGCAGAATTGTCAGCTGCGGTGACAGGCATTAGGAAAGAGCAAGATGTTAAGCGTTATATTATTAGTAAGCTAGCATTTAAAGGCACAAGTGGAGAAACTAATATACTACATAATGCATTAGAAGCTAACATAGCGCACTTACAAGTTAGCATAGATAATGCACAGAAGCAGCAGGAAGTATATGGGAAACTATTAGCTATGATTCCCATATATGAATTTGCTTATGAGCCAGTAGTTTCTGATAATAGCGATGGGATTATTTCTAGGTATACTGATGAGGTATTTGGCGAGTACCTACGGGGAGGTTTCAGATGAGAGAGTTATTACTTAAGCTGGCTGATGCTTTACATTATTTTGACGATTCTCATCCGTTATTAAAAGAGATTGATGATGAGCTTTCGCGGCCAGCAGAGCCTGTCTATCTAAGCGAAGAACAGCATTGTGAAATAACTACTAATGTATTGGTTACGCAAGGATTAAGTTCGTTTGAGCTGACAACAGAAATTGAAAAAGCCGTATTAAAAGCCAATAAGCTTGGAGACATAAAATGAGCGTAACAGGCATAACAAAAACCATTATCTGGACTCAGTTTAGCGAAGCTGTTAAGAAAGACTTTTCTATAGACTTGCCAAAAGTTGCTGGCGATGAATTGCATAGTCTTATAAGTGAAATAGCTTTCTTTTCAGAAAATGCAATGAAAGAAAACGCCACGCTTATTGCTGAGAACACTAAGCTTAAAAATGGAACTGTAATAACAGAAATATCTAACGAGCTTGGAGAGGTTCGCGCTGAGCGTGACAAGGCTAAAACTGATTTACATTTTTATGCTGGGAAGGTTGATCAGCTTATTGCTGAGCGCGACGATTTAAATGCCCAGGCATTAAAGCTTAGTAGATTAGCAACTGATTATGAGATAGAGCGTGACGCATTGAAAGCTAAGCTGGAGGAGGGTATTAGGGTTTTTGCAAATGCGCGAAAATATGGTTATGACTGTCATCGAAGAATTGTTCTTAAGGCTAATGCCACACTAATACTAGACGACACAGCTGCTATAGACTAATATCCCACTAGATCATTATGAAAATATTATTCCTAGGTACTATAGAAGATAAAGCATATATTCATACACTAGGCTTCCTTAAACAGGAAGGGCATAGTGTGCATGTTAATCTTATTAAGGCTGATATGCTTAGTGAAGTAGCTATGCTATGTAAGAGAGTAGATGCTACATATGTCCTATGCACACAAGAGCATTTAATAGCTAAGCTATGTAGTACTGCTAGCGCTAAAGAACAAAAGTTAGCTAACTATGCAGGTAGCTGGTTAGTGGATGCTAAAAATAATATCACTTATGTATTCGTTCATCCACTGAAACAGGCAGTCACTAAGACTTATGGGCAATTCTTATTAGAGCGTTATGCCGCTAAGATTACTAAGCCTGCTAAGTGGATTAGGCAAGATGAATTTAATTGGTCGCTTCTTAATACTGGAGACGAATATGAACTGGCTATCAGAGATTGTGAACTGGCTGATGTTGTATCCATTGATATTGAAACTAGACCTGCTCTTAGCATTAGTAGTATCAGTTATACTTGTGTGTTTATTAGAGGAAATAATTCGAGGCAGGTAGCGCCTGCAAGCACAAAGACTTATGTAGTGCCGCTACCTTATGGACTAGATGTTAGTGATTATCAGTATCGCTTCACACAAGTAGGCCGCCTTAATTCCACTAGCACAGCTAAGGTATTGCAAAATGGCAAATATGATATTGCTTATTTCAACTTCTTTGGCGTGCCTATCACTAATTATCTTTTTGATACCGCTGTATGTCACCATGTGTGGTATGCAGAACTTCCTAAAGCTCTTGGCACTATTGCTGCTTTCTATCTTCATAAGCCTATATACTGGAAACATGAAGGGGATAGTGGAAATGATTATGATCTGTATAGATATAATGCATTAGACACTTGGTATACAGCATGGGCATTACTAGCCTGGATGCAGGAAGCCCCTCAGTGGGCCACTAAAAATTACCTGTTAGAATTCCCAGTTCTCTATCCTTGCATACTAGCAGAAGCTACTGGCTTACTAGTGAACATGGAGTCCTTCGAAGCTATTAAGAAAGAGAAGGAAGCTGATAGAGATAATGCTAGAAGCTTATTAGGCCGTCTGTTAGGCGTTCCTAATTTCAATCCTGGCAGTCCGAAACAAGTAGGCGCATTCATGAAAGCTATTGGATGCGGTGATCTGGAAGGAACTAAGGAAGTTAATCTTAAGAAAGCTGCTTACCGTCATCCGTTTAATCATTATCTAACAGAGAAGATTCTGGATTACCGTGGTGCAGCTAAGCTAGTATCCACATATCTAGTTCCTAATAAGATATTCAGAGGACGAATACTATATAGCCTGACACCTTATGGAACGAAAACTGGTAGGCTTAGCAGTCAAGAACATGCATTCGATACTGGGCTTAATATTCAGAATATTCCTAGGACTGAAGAAGGTCAGACTAGTATTAAGAATTACATGGAAGCTGATGAAGGTTTCCTAATTGGAGAATGTGACTATGCACAGAATGAAAGCCGCACCACTGGCTATATTACTGGTGATACTGTTCTTATCCAAAACGTTGATAGCGATCTTGATTTCCATAAGTCAAACGCTTCTATGTTCTTTGGAGTTCCTTATGGAGAAGTTAGCAAGGAACTTCGGCAGCTGAGTAAGCCAGTTAATCATGGAAAGAATTACAATATGGGAGATGAAGTCTTAGTAGACACTATGGGATTAGAGCTAGTATTCAAAGCTGCTAGACTATTAAAGCTTCCTAAGAATTACACAGCTAAAATGATTGCTGCTTATTTAGGAAAATGTTTCTCTAGTACCTATAAAGTTGTTAGCGGTGTTTATCCTAATTGGATTAAGGCTACAGTCACTAATACTAGATTACTAATAGGAGCTACTGGCTGGACACGTTATTGCTTTGGTAATCCTCTTAAAAGTAAGATGGCTCTTAATGCTTATATAGCACATCCGCCACAATCATTAGGAGCTATGCTTCTTAATAGGGCATATTTGAGAATTTATAATGAGGTGTGGAGAAGTAACTATAAGAACTTTAAGCTGAATGCACAGATACATGATAGTAACTTATTCCAATACCGTATTGGGCATGAGTATCTAGCAGACATGGTAGCAGCTTGTATGATTAATGAGACAAAAGTTACTGATATTGGAGGTATTACTAGAACCTTAGTAGTGCCAGTTGATCTAAGTATTGGAGGTAAGTCATGGCAAGAAAGCAAGGAACATTAGGGGGCTAATATGAAATATTTCAGACTGCTGGATAAGAAAGTGGAAGAGTGGGTAACTAGTCTTCCAACAGTAGGGACTAGCATAGAAAGCTTAGTGCTAGCAATTATTATATTTGAAATTATTATGGTGATATTATGAGCATCGCAGTGAGATTATTAAACATAGCAAATCCGAATGATAAGTTCCTTAACCAATATATAACGAATGAATTAGAGAAAGTAGATCATATCAGATTTGCCTCAAGAGCGGATAGCCCTACTACCTTTGCATTTGCAGATGGCAGTAGTATCTATAAGACTAGAGGAGTTTATTATTTAGGCCTACAATTGACACTGGCAGAAATAGTGAAGAAACTGGAGACAGTGAGATGAATATTTATTTAGTGCAAATAACAGATAGTATAGACTATGATCAATATGATGCATTTGTTTGCATAGCAGCTACAGAAGATGAAGCTAGAGCTATGCTTCCTGATACCTTTTTTACTAATGAGGATCGAGAGTGCTTTGGGATTTGGGTACCCATAACCTCTATAGATACTTTAAGTATTATTAAAGTAGGCGTAGCAGAATCTACTGAGGCTTCTCCTAGAATAGTATTAGCCTCATTTAATGCGGGATAATCTGGAGAAATTAAGATGACTACTGATAATATAGCAATGCACACTTGTGAACACTCCTGGGATCATATAGATGATAGCTTCGATCATGAATTCGGAACGCAGAAAGATGAATGCTGGGTATGTGAGTTCTGTAGTGATGTGAGATTTACTGCACCTCCAGAGCCAATAGATGAGCAAGGAGACTACGATTATGAGCCATAACGAAAACAATTATAGTAGCAGAAAGAATAGAATAAGAGCGGATATGGAAGAGCTGAAATATATGTGGAAGCACCACTATCATCCAGATATTATGCATGCAATAACAGCTATGGGCGATTGGGCAATGTCTACTAGAGG